TGTACATCTCGGGCATACTGCGCGTACAGATCGCTCTGTAAAGCGCGGTTTTTGTCCGCCTTATTTGACATTTGCGTATCCAAACCATCAAATTTGGCCTGCGCAGCATTAAAGTTTTTATTGAGCAGAAGATGCCAGTCAGGTAGTCCCTTCTGCAACATATCAAAGATTCCCATAATTTTTTCACCTCATCAAATCAGCCGGATGTATAGCGTCTGTCCCTCTGCAAAGGCCAGGCTATACTCCCGGTCCTGTATTTTCTTTAGTTCAGGTTTCCCACCCGACTGCGCGAGCGGCTGAACTGTATAGAGCTTCAACGTATCTCGGTCAGGACACTCCGCTCTAACTGGGATATGCACCATGCGCCCGTCCTGCATCCACCTCCAGACCACTGGGAACGGCCATATATTCAGGTTGTGCTGGATTTCAACCAGCAGATACCCTGGATTGGCATAGTCCGCCAGCGTCCCACCTCCCTGCATCTCAACGCAGGTATCCTGCGTGTACAGGTTCAGCCGCTGTCCCCGCCGGTCTACAAGCTCATAGCCATCCATCACTCCACCTGCCTGATCGTAAGCTGCACCGGTGTCTCCCCGACCACATCCGCACTGCCCATATTGAGCAACAGCTTGATATACAGGCTGTCCGGGGACTGCCCGTCAAAGGTTACAAGGTACTCATAATCATTGAGCTTGCTGAGTTGAGGCACCCCGAGTGCAGCGATCTCCCCGGTGGTATAGACGGTCAGGGCATCAGGCGAATGATAGACCGGATGCCGGGGACACTCCACAAGATCGGTGCCTCCGGCAGGTCCCTCCCCTGCGCCGCCCAAACCTCCACCGTAGCCAAAAGCGAGCATCAACACCTGCGGATATCCGCCAAGCCCATGGTCAATCCTCACCAGCTTGTGCGCTGTTTCATCGGAGGGCAGCGGCGCATAGCGCACCCACTTGCCTCCAACGAGCCGCTTTATCCGGAATGGGATATTCACTTTCTCCACCTACCTTACTCCGCAGAGGGCGGTGCTTTTTCCTCCTGCGCATCCGATGCACTGTCCGGGGTGTCCGAGGTGTCAAACCAGAAATCCCCTTCCTGCGCATCCTCCGGTGCAGTATCCCCCACCGTGATCTTTGCCCGGCTTTTTGCCTCATCCATGACGGTCTTTACAGCCTTGGAGGTGGCGGCGTTTTCCTCGCTCTCGCTGTTCACCTCGGAGCTAAGTGGGATATGCGCCCGCTCCCCACTGTCAATCCACCCCGGTTCCGGTGTCAGCTCTGCATCCCATACCCAAAGGGTATCCGTTGTGCCGACCACCGCATGATCCCCCGCGTTCGCGGCAGGATATGCTTCCCGCAGCGCTTCCGGCGTCGCGAAAAATCCTTTGTCATGCACCAGCGTATCCGGAAGCAGGGTTTCCTCCAGTTTTCCGTCCTCGTTCAGGCCCGCATACCCTTCCGGCTGGTTTTTCTTCGCGGCATCCTCCGGCGTATAGCCAAGCGCATCCTGCTTGCCGGCATACTCCGCTTTCTCCGCGGCCGACACAAACTGCCTGTTCGCATCCGTTTTGACCTGCTCTGCCACTGTCCGGGGATTGAGGTTCACCCATTCTCCGTTGATAGATGCTCTTTGTGTGTAATTCTTCTCCATTGTTTTGACCTCCTGTATTTTATATTTCCGGCACGCCCCACACGTCGGACGGGTCGTCCGGCGGGGTGTCGCCGATGCGTAAATTGGTGAATACGATGCCCGATCCAGCTGGCGGTAGAGGTGTTGCCTGCTGCCCCGTCCACAGCTCTATGTAAATACTGTCGGTGTCGTTGCCCTCGAACGTCACGAGATAGCGGTGGCTGTCTATCCGCTCCACGGCCGGTGTCCCCAGCTCCAGAATGGGACGGATGGTCCGGATGGTCAGGCTGTACGGGTCATGGTAGACCGGCTGTGCTGGATGCATCCGCAGTTCGGTGCCTCCGGCCGGGGTCTCTCCGGATTGCCCCATACCAGCCCCATGTTTCAGGCTGCATATCTGCACCAGCGGGTAGCCGCCCAGATTGTGCTCCAACTCTATCCAGCTATGGGCAGGTTCTAACGGCCGCATTCGTTCTTCAAACATCGGGACGGTCACCAGTGCACCGGTCGAAATGTCAATCGTGACCTCCTGCACTTCGGAGATAATGACCGTCAGGAGCAGATCGGCAATGTTGCTGACCGTATGTTTTTCCGGGCGTATCCAGAGCGGTTCTTCCAGCACCGCATAGGCATACAGGATTTCTCCCTCGTCCGGGTCCTGCGCATAAACGCCCGCCTCCCGGATAAAATAGCCCTGCTGCACCCCAAGGCTGGTCGCTTGAAGGTGTATGATTGCCTCCCCACCCTCAGCATTGTAAAGCCCTGCAATCGAGAGTTCAGCCGTCTGGTGGAGCAGTTGGTCAAACAGCTTTGGATTCTGATCCTCTCCCAACACGCCGTCGCCCGCGCAGGCACGCGTCAGGCGCAGGCTGGCCTTTGAGGCGAGCAGCTTGTCAATCAGCCGCAGACCCCTCCTGGTCAAAAAGCTGCCTTCTATTTCCCTGTTCAAGCGAAATTCCCTCCTTTCCCGATCGAGATTCGCTCATATAACATCGCCGCACCCCCTGCATAGATTTTTTGATGATGCCCGGCCGGCTCTGCTCTGGGCTGTACCCGCATCCGCTCCATCAACATTGCCCGGCACCCACTGTAAAGCATCTGGCGAACCTTGGGCTTCTGCCCCGCTGGATGAAACCGCACCTGTTCCAGCGTCCGGAACACCGAACCCGCATAAAGGTTTTGATTGACCTTAACCCTGCTGGTGGCCCGGATATGCACCCCCACCCCAGCCGCCTTGATGGGTGGGATGTCGTCCAGCTCGACCGCCCCGTCCGGCTCTGGGAAGGTGATGGTCATAGTCGCCGGCTCCATCGGGTTCTCATAGTATTCAATATCCTCCGCTCCCCAAAGCATCCGGATCGCCGCAATGATGTCATAATAGGTGCATGTACTGGTATTTTTCAGGATTTTGTACCGGATGTAATGACGGTAATGTTCATCGTCGATGATGTCATAGGTGATGGCACCTTTGATGAGCCGCATGGCATCGCTTCTGGTGAGCACCACAATATCGCCTGCCCCATCCAGCTGCGCTCCCTGGGCTGTATCCACCGACCGCATCCGCGTCAGAGCATCAAAGACCTGGTGCAGCTCATCCAGCTGGCGGGCGAGTGCCCGGACAAGGACTGCTATGGTTTCCTGGCCCTGAAATTGCTGTGGGAACTCCTTCAAAATACGTTCTTCATACATACCGCACGGTCACCTCGATCCGCTTTTCTTCCACTAAAGCTTTCTGCCGGACAGAGATCGTCGTGTTTGCCTGGGTGTATTCTGTGGGCGCGGCGCTGGGATCGGTCGTCGAAGCGGCAGCAACCTCTACATAGGCAACGCCTGTCACACACCGGTAGATGTCTCCGATGTATTTTTGCAGAAAAACACCGTCCCCCACGTTCAGCCCCGCGGTCTGCCGCACCAGGCTCTCTTTCACAAGATCGGCATAGTTGGGCGGGAACGGCAGATTCCGTCCCACCGTCAATACAACGCGAATCCAGAGATAGACGAACTGCGGACGGTTGAACCGGATTGGGATGGTTCTCCCGAACAGATCCGGTACCTCCACCTTCACATTCCCATGGGTCTGAATCCCCCCGGCCTTTTTCCGCAGGATTTCCCGCGCGATCTCCATTTCGCTGCCGCCGTCCGCGACCACCTCCACGCTGTGCGGAGGCCGGCCCTCCTCATCCCAGAGGTTGGAATCGTTCTCATACGCCCGCACACTGATGATCCCCTGCACATTGTCAACAATGGCGCTTTCGATGCTCTCTGCCATACGGTCGGACCGTACGGCGATCCGACGGATGTACGACTGACGCAGTTCCACATCTGTCTCTCGTTCCCGCCCATAGACCGGCGGGATCAGGTTTGTGCAGCCCGTGAAGCCCTCGACATTTTTCACAATCTTGGTGATTGTTTTGTCCGGCAGGTTGATCTTCCCGATCTCCTCACTCCCGAAATTGATGATAGACGTCACACTTTCGGTGGTGAGGTTTTCGGACAAGAGCAGCCTGTTTCCCCGCTGTAAACTGGTGTCCTCAATGATCAGCAGCCCCTCCTCCGCCCGGGCCAGATAGTCCGGGCCGCTGATTGCACCGGCAAGCTGCCGCAGGATACTGTCCCCGTCGCTGCCGCCCGGCACACTATACAAGTCCCCGTTGATGCCGACTGTATAGACCTCCTCCTGCAGGGCCGCGATCTTGACCGACACCCGGTTGAAATTGGCGCGGTCGATCTTCCCCGCCGCGTAGGCCCGAAACCGAACCGCGGGGTTAGTGGTGGACGAGAGGATGGTCCCCGCTGGGACTACCGTACCATCCACGCCGGTACAGTGCATCGGGTACCAGGTGGGCTGCTCCTCCAGCCTTCGGATACCCCCATACTGAACCGCGTTGTCCAGACTCTGCCCCTCGGCGGAGGACGGGTACTGCGAAAGGTAGACCTCCTGTGTCAGTTCCCACAGTTCCGCGATCTTGTCTGCAAACCCTGTCACCAGCACATTTAAAAATGACTGCGGGTTGAGGGTGGTGTCCACGCCGAACCCCCGCGTCAGCTCTGCATGGATTTCCTGTGTAATCACATCCAGCCGCTTTGGGACGAACCCCTGCGGCGTGACCCCGTATTCAGACATCGAACCGTTCCTCCTCCCGTATCTGACCGGTATCCGTTACCGCGGTGTACCGTACCAGCATCGTCCTTTTTGCCGGGTCAGCGGTTGCCAACAGCTCGGTCACATCCCGCACCTCGTCCACGCTCATGATCTGTTCCCGAATCAGCTGCTTTGCCCGGAGGGTACTGGCGTTCTTGACCAAAATTTCCTCATAATAGGGCAGCCCATATTCCGGACCAAACTTCCACTCGGACAAAAACCAGCGCAGCCGGAGCTGGATCGCCTGCGCCGTACTATTAGTCAGGGAGAGGTCCCCGTCCGCGCTGATTTGCAGGTCCCCCGACCGGTCAAGCAGCAGGTCGGTCATGTTCACCCGCCCCCTTCTTTTGGCGGGCCGGACAGGTCCGCGCCCTTGGACACTTCCTTATGGACGTGCGGGGTGAACGGGATTTCCCTGACGGTCAGTTCCTTGTCGATTACGACCTCGCCGGTAATATGTATCTTCTCTGTTTGGATCTCGATTTTTGGGGTTTCAATGTCGATCTCCCCGCTCTTGATTTTCACCTTGGTTCCCTGGTTGACCAGCATAATCGCATCTTCTGATACAGCCTCCTGCATGGTGCTGTTCGGCGTGCGGAACAGGCCGGGGATGGCAATGGCGTTGGTCAGGTCATGCTTGAGGTCGAGGTTGGATTCCCCGCCCGCGCGCCACGCCTCCAGCGCCTGCTCCGCAACCACCACCAGGCATCCGTCCCCCGGTTTGACCGGAAAGGCAATGGTGATCTGCTGGTTCGACACCTGCGGAAACACCACAGGCACATTGGCGGCAGCAGGATAGGGGATTTTCGTCCCGTCCGGCTTGTTATACTGACCGAGCAGATTGACGCCGGCCTCGCACTTCGCGGGATCGAACGCAGTGATTGTCCCCGGAATTGCGGTATGCACCCCATCGGTGAACTCCTGAATCGTCCCCTTGATCTGCTGTACAAACTCCAGCAGTAAAGTCAAATCCGATTATTCAGGGAACGGTTATGCTGCACACCACTAAGGCGCATTGGAAACCTCACACGTGGACTAAGACAAGAGGGAGTTGACCTTCTTCTGCACCGCAGAATAGTCATACCCGGCTTCGGTCAGGGCTTTCTTCCGTGCGTCACCGTTGCCCCACTTGCCAGCCAAGACCTCTTTTGCCAGTTCATCCACGGATTTCTTTGCCGGGGTGGTCGCAACCACTGTTCCGGCTCCCGCCGTGGAAATGAAAGCGTCAGCGAACCCAGCGGCTTTCATCCGGGCAAGCTGCTTTTCCGCATTGGCCTTGACACTGTATGCGCCTACCTGCACTTTGTAGAGTCCGTTCAGATTGGTAATGAACCCCTCAAAGCCCTTTGCCTGCACAGCGGCAAGCTGCTTGTCAGCGTTAGATTTCTGGGAGAACGCACCAACCTGGACACGGTAGGTCACGCCAGAAACAGGCTCCTCTACTTTGCCAGCGTACTTGTCAAAGTAGGTCTGACCATACCCAGCCCGTTTCTGCTGGACAGCAGCGCCCTGGTCAGCAGGCCGCTCATACCCGGTCAGGATAGCATTGGACGCTTCCAGAATGGACGTAGCGGCCTTGAGGGTAGTTATGACCGCCGTGTACCCCTGCAACTCCTTCCAGAGATATTCAAGCTGCATGGTCAGGTCACCAATGGACTTCTGAACAGACTTCGCATAATCCAAAAGCCCCTGCTTCCTGCTCCAATACGTCCATTGTACCAGACCATACCCAGCGCTGTCACGCACAAAATTGCCGTATGTGCCGTTGTCCACAGCAGCCGTATAGGTATCATCGGTGTAGCCCAACTTTTTCTCATAGGAATTTTGCAGGTTCGTGGGCTTCAACCCAGACTCCGCATAGAGGTTCCCCATAATACCAGCCACGGCAAAGTCGTTCAGCCCCTTGCTCTTGAGGAAGTTCCAGATAGCGGACTCATTATCCGCAGCCGGGACGGAAGGGGCAACAGGAACGGCCTTATTCAGCAGTGCCTTAACATCAGCCCTGAAAGTGTCCATGCTCTTGCCGTGCTTCGGGAACCAGTGCATAACGTCCCCATGATTGGACGCAATGCCCTGGGCGTGACCCTCGCAGTGGCAAATGATATTCTTCTCCGTCAGGCCGTACAGATTGCACAGATAGACGCAGAGTTCCACCGCTTCCTGATACACTTGCTTGAAATACACGGGGTCTTTCAAATCGTCCTCGCAGATTTCAAAGCCAATATGGGTATCATTGCAACAGCCTTTATTACCAGACGCACCGTGCCAGCCCCGCATATCCCAGGGAAGGGTCTGGTAGGTCGCAATCGTCCCGTCAGCCAGCTTGCCAATAAAGGCATGAACACACACCTTTCTGGTCATAGGCTGGTTCCAATGGTTGTTATACTGGTTCACTCCCAGCAGTCCGTCATCGGGGCCGACATAGCGTTTCAGCCAGGGGTTATTAGCCCCTGTGCTGTGAACCATAATTCCTTTCGGGATAATCTCCTCACCCGCCTTATAGCAGGCATTGTTGACGAAAATCAGCTTTCGCAGGTTCATAATTATTCTCCCTTCTTCTTAGGCTCCTCATAGGTCATAGCCTGGTCGGAGTCAGACACGCCAGCCGTGGTAGGGTCAGTGACCACACCCAGAATAGCCAGCACCGCAAAGGCCGCATTGACCACGGCAAGCAGCTTATTCCCCAGGTCACCCAGGTCAAGGGTGTAGCCGAACACAGCCGCTACCACCTGCACCAGCAGGAGAACGGCGGGGATGATAGACAGCCAGAAATTCTTGTTCTTGATACGCACTTTCCAGTTGAGTTCCATGATAGATACCTCCATTTTCATAAAAGAAGGGACTACAAGCGCATAGCGCCCATAGCCCCATTGGACTTGCCAAAGCCTTTGCTTTGACGGTTACATTTTCTTACACCTGGGAATATTCTTCCTCTTTCCCTTCCATAGTGTTAAGACGGTGATGTGCGGACTTCGTAGACTGTTCCACGATGATAAGGCGGTCACGCAAATCCTGAATGTCACCCCTCATGTTTCGCATATCGGACTTAATCTCGTTTACGCCAGAGTTGATATTTTCCAACTTGACAATGAGGGTGGTAGTTTCAGACGCTTCCTTCTTATCATCGGTAGCCTTGTTTCGGAACACGTTGGTAATCATGACCACCCCGGCTACACACAACGACAGGAAGGAAATCAGCAGCGATACATCAATCTGCATGGTTGTTCTCCTTTCTGTAAGTTGGTGAAGAAGCGGGGCTTGACCACAATCGCTTCCTCCCAGTTGTTCTTACTCCGTGACCACGCTATCCAGTTCCAGGTCACCCAGCAGTTCCTTCACCTGCGGCTTGAGCAGGGCGGGAACGCTCTCAAAGGTACGCTTACCCTTGACAATCAGTGCCACATAGATAATTGCCATTTTGTCTACCTCCTTTCTCCCGATAATGAAGATGTATTTGCCAAACAGACGGAACATTTTACTGTCCCTCTGCTTCCAGCAGCTTCTTGACTTCATCCAGAAGCGGAGCGGGAACGTCTTTGAGGGTTTTCAAACCCTTGCGAATAAGCGACACATAAATCTTAGCCATAATTACATACCTCCCAAAATCATTTCATAGACCTCTGCCAAAGCTACCTGCACGTCCGTAATGCTGTCCGCATTGGACGAAAGCAGTTTCTCCATCCGCTCCATAGCTTTCTGCTGTGCGGTTTTCTCACCCAGCACAAACCAGGAGCGCCCGTCCTCTACCCGGTTGCTCATAAGACGCATATCCGTGTAGGTTTCCGTGGTTTCACCATCGGTGATAGTGACGGTAGCCAGGTTCCCTTCAAATACGGAGTCCTCAATGACCCCTTCGGCAATGTAGTTGTTGCCGTTCAGTTCCAGGTTTTCCAGTACCGTACCGTCTGCCAGTGTAATCTTATACATTGTGATATACCTCCCGTTTTAATTTGCGGTACAGAGAGTTCATGTTTTCCCTCTGCTGCTTACTCATTATCTTGTAGTGACTTTCCATCCATGAATTGAACCAATCATCAAATTCCTTTTCAGGGATAAAGTAGACAACCTTCTTCATTTTCCTTCTCATGGTGGTCAGACGTTCCGGGTTTATTTTCTGTATAACCCGGCCTGTTTCCGTCAGAGAATATTGAACTTGCAGAAAGCGCCACATACTTGAGAGTTTGACTATCCGGGTCTTACGTAGGTTCACGGTGATACCCAGCCCATCAGCTATCCTTACGATATTTTCAAGCAAGTCCTCAAGGAACTCTTTGCTCTCATGAATTGCGTAGCTGTCATCCATATACCTTGCGTAAAACTCCACGCTTCTGACAATCTTTACATAATTGTCAATGGGTATCGGGTAGATAATCCCAGCCACCTGCGCTACCTGGTCACCTATATTCAGGTGCTTATCCATGAACTTTTCTCTCGTTCTCAAAGCCCGGTCAATCTGTCCATATTCCAGGGAGTTGAATACTCTGTCCATGCAGCCCGCATATTCTTCCTCCGTCATATACGACACGTCCACCCGTGACCTCTCCACCACCCGCCGCAGGAAATCCATAGCGGTTTCATCGTGGATATATTTTGCAAACTGCTCCAACAGGACTTCGTGTTGAATGTTGTCGTAATACTTAGAGAAATCAATCAGCAGAATGTAGCCCTCGTTTGACTGGTGCTGCTGATAGTACCTTCGCAGGTGAACCAGTAGCCTCCTGCGTGTGAAGTCTATCCCCTTATCCTTCTGGCTTGCGCCGTTATCGTATATCAGGTACTTCGTAACACTGGGAGTCAAGACTTCATCACACAGACTGTGCTTTGCTACCCGGTCACTGATTTCCTCACCCGTAATCCATCGTACCTTACCCCTTTCATGTAACGGGAACTCCGTACTGGGGTGAAATTGATAATTCCCACCCTCAAGTCCCTTCTGAATTTCTGCCAGTCCAAGCAGGTAGGTCATTTCAAACCTTTGCACCATTGGTTTCCAGTCACTACCCTGTTTAGCCCTTATGAACCCGTCATAGAGCGAATTTCCATCTGATATTTCACGCTGATAACCACTTTCACCATTACTGGTACTCTCGTAAGAGCGGGTGTCGTGTTTAGTATTTACCTTCACGGAAGGACAATCTCTCCTTTCTCTCCCCGCAGAACGCTCAAATGGCTTTTACTCTGCGGGGTTGAAATCGGGACGAACGCCGCTAGCGTTAGAAGCGTTGTGGTAGTTCGCATTGCCATTGCTGTTCACATTGGCAAAATTAGCAGCGGTATTAGAGATTGCCCTTTTGAATTTATTGTCGGCTTTGCGCCAGCCTTTAATCAGGTTGATTTCTGTCTGTATTGCTTCGCCAAACTGCAAGAAAATGTTCACATTCACGGGAAGGGTTTCAATGGCATACTGCAATTCCTGAACCAAACGATAGCAATGACCGATAGCTTCTTCCTGGTGTAGCCTGCGCTGAACCAGTTCCTCCATGACCGTAGGGTAGATACTGTTTGCAATGTAAACCTCCTTCGTAATATCCCGTAGGCAGTTCACAATAACTTGCCGCTGGTCATAGATGAACCAATCGTCAAAGGCTTCCAGCCGCAGCTTCGTTTTCTCATACCGCTCTCTTTCGGTTTCAGACAACTGTTCTAACGTCCTACCGCCGAACTGCTTGAGCAGGCGGGCTTCGGCCTTTTCAAAACTGTACCCAAAGTCCCGCAGAAGCAGGTCAGTAATATCCTTCCGTAGCTTGTTCAAATGGTGGAACACTTCAAACTGGGACTGTTTGCGTTTGCTTTTCAATACAGACATTGTTGTTACCTCCACTGCACCCCACAAGGGGGTGCAGATTTATGATTTACGATTTAATAGAGAAAGCGGGACGAACGCCGCCAGCGTAAGAAGCGTAGTGGTAGTTCGCATTGCCATAGCTGTCCACATTGGCAAAATAAGCAGCGGAAACTACGTCACGCAGCCAGTACCATGCACGGTTCCCAATCAAATCAGGACGATGTGCGAACAACGGGAACTGGCTCTTATCCACGGTGTAACTGTACGGAAGCGCTGTGCCACAAGAGATATTCCCGAACACCTTACCGCCGTACACATTCTGCTCTGTCATCAGTTCCACGGTACTGTCATACCAGGAACCCGCAGACGCATAGGCTTCTGTTACCGCATTGGTCAGCAGGTTACGATGTGTCAGGATGTGTGCTGCACCAAAGGCGTTCTGAATGGTGGTCTTTGCCTGGTTCAGACCCTCTTTGTACATCTTGCTCCCCACATACCCGCCCGTTGTGACGTTGGTATCGTTCATACAGTGCGTGTACATATTGCCATCGGGAACCAGGGTTACATGATGTGTAGTACAAGCGGTATCGCCCGTGTTGTAATAGTAATCGAACGCCGCAATGCGGTAGGTCACACCACCAATAACCCAGTAGTCCCCGATAAACAGGTCATCAAAGGTTCCAGCCGCAATAGCGGCATACTGGGCGGCAGTCACCGTAGAACCCAGATTTTTGCCACGGTAGATAGCGTTATGCGCCCCAGCATTACCTTCCACAACCATAGCGGCAGAGATAGTACCGTCTGCGGCTAATTTGATACTTGTACCGTCAGGCTTTACCAGGCCAGCCGCAGCAGAGGTAGCCAAACCCGCCTGCTTCGCAGAGATAGTACCATCGGCCTTAATAGTCACGGTACTTCCGTCAGGCTTTACCAGACCCAGTTTGTTAGCCGTGGCGGTATCAGCCTGCTTTGCGGACAGCGTACCGTCTGCCTGGATTGTTACCGTATCGCCATCAGGCTTGACCAGACCCGCTTCGCTGGTCGTAGCGATACCTGCACTTTCGGTCTGTTTTGCGGAGATAGTGCCATCCGCTTTAATGGTGATAGTGGTTCCGTCAGGTTTGACGATACCAGCCGCCGCAGCGGTAGCCACATTCACTTCCTGAATGGCGGCAGACAGCGTACCGTCCGCTTTAATCAGAATGGTAGTACCATCAGGCTTGACAATGCCAGCCGCCGCAGTTGTAGCAATGGGAATGTCAATACCACCGCCATCCAGCAGTGCTTTCACAGTACAGACCCGCATACCTTCCGCAGTATGGATAAGTACCAGGTCGTTGACACCAACAGCGGTTGCCCGGTCAAGTTCTCCCATTTTCTTAGTTTCAATAGCAATAGCGCCCATCTTTTATTCCTCCTTATGTTTCCAGTCGGCTACGATTGCAACCCCCAGGTCATCCACCAGAAGCGCACCGTCATCATCGGTGACAGGAGCGGTAATATCATTCTGAATAACCATGTGTTCAAGCCGTGCCAGCCGTTCATCCAGTTCGGTAGTTTCGGCGGTCAGCTTTGTTGCAACGTCCCCGGAAAGTTTCTCTTGCAGGCTACCGAACCATTCATTGAAAGCCGCCTGCTGACTGCTCTCATAAGTTGCCATCCGCTCCTGATAGCCCTTCTCAATAGAGTCCAGGGCAGCGTTTCCGTTGGTCATCAACTGTGCAAGGTAGGTCTGAAATGCCTGATAATCAGCGCTACAATCGGACTGTACCTTCTGAATAGTGGTACTGCCCTGGGCTTTCAGGTCGGCAACATAGTCCTCAAAGTCACTGAACTCCGTATCAGTGGAACTCTTGATACCCGCCAGCACTGCGTCAATCTGCTTTTGAAGTTCCTGCACATACTTCTGGAAATCCGCAAACTGGATATCGGTACTATCCTTTATTGCGGCAATGATAGCGTCACCCTGGGCTTGAAGTTCCTGTGCGTACCTTTCAAAATCAGCGTACTTGTTATCTGCTTCTGCGGCAAAAAGTTCCTTCTGAATGTTGAAGTAGTTCTGAAACGCTGCATACAGGTCAGTACCGTTCTCCACCATGCTCATGAGTGTGTTCAGCGCTTCATTCATGCGGTTTGCTTCCCTCGCACCAAAGAAGGATTTCTCCCGCCCAGTGTAGGCCGTAACGTCCAGGAAAGACACTGTACCGTCAGGATTGTCAATCTGCGTGTACTTTTTATTACCGCTCCACACTGCGTCTGTGTAATTAACTGGTAACAGTTCCCACGACATTTACAAGCCCCCTCCCTTCATTCCAAAGTTCCATGTGAACATCCTCCTTCCATCCGCTTGATTTTGCAATCGGTCATACAGGTCAAGGATTGCTCCCTCCAACCTATTCAACTCGTTAAAATCCATCGTATTTCCGTTGTCAATATAGGAAGGAGAGTCCCCGTATGTCCGCTTCAAGGTTTTATCGTTTATGGTCATAAGGTTTGCTTCAAGCTGATTGATTTCATCGGCATAGAAGTAATCCCTGGGAGTACGGTCAGCGCCCAGCGACACAATACTGAACTCCTCATACATCTGGATTGCCAGGTCACGCAGATATTGAAGGTTGTTCTTGATACGGTTGAAATCCACAGCGTTGAACCTGTCCCCAATATAGTGACCGTCTGCGTCCACTGCGCCGTACCAGTCTGTCTTAGGTGTCTGCCACATACTATCCCTCCACTCTCCGGGCAGTTATCCTTCCAGAGAAGGATTGATTAAAGTTGACCGTTGCCCGGTAAATGGTCACTTTCATGTTTTCCCGGAACTCGTTTTCCTGGAACACAATGTCGTTTACGTCTATCTCTGGGTTCCCTCTGGTCGGGTACTCATACTCAATGCCAGCGGCGTAGTAATCGCTTATCCACTCGCACAAGTCCCGTGCCATCGTTATGTCGGAAATAAGGGGGTTCTCCCACTTGACCGTCTTACCTCTTGCATGAAGGGTCTTTGTGGCATACTGCTCTACGATTTTCCACCGATACCCGTTGACCATCAGAATGAACTTTCCAGTGGTCTTATATTTCAGCGTCACGTAGTAGTTCGCCCAGTCAATGACCTCTGCCAATCCTTCCTGTTCATCCAGCAGCGGTTTATAGCCATAACACGGCTCTTGCAGATAGTAGGTGACAACCTCCCCAGACTGTACCTCCACTTCCTGATAGACCAGATTTTCTACCTTGTCCCCCGGCTGGTAGTTGTAGCAGGGAACGATGACCTCTTTAACCAACTCTTGCTTGATAGCCGTAGGAGAAGCAGTCATGTCCCGCTTTGTCATGGTGAACTCTGTAACCTCACCAAAGGCAAAGTAGTTCAGGATAATGCGGTTGTAAGGTTCAGCCGTACCAGTGAACTCAAGCTGCATAGTATCAAAGTCATCAAAGTCATGGAGAACCACCATGTTCTGTGTGATTTTATCCTCAACCTCATACTCCTCCACCAATTCCCCGGTGTTGTAGGTTCTCACCACAATCCCGGAAGGAAGGGCATGACCAAACTCCAATTTGATACCGTAGTACATACAGATTGCTTCCTGGGTCACAGTAATAACGGGGTTCGTTTTGAACTTGCCGTTTCCATCGGACTGCTCCTTCGACACAAACCCTGTATTGAAGTTCAGCCCGTTTAACGTCCTGGGAAGAAAGAACATGGAACCGTCTGTCACAGTATAGTTTGTGCCAAACGTACCGTACTCGTCCTTTGCGCCCTCCCTCATGACGTTGGCAATATTGGAATACTCCGCTTCGCCGTTGGAACTGATTTTTGCCAGGGGGTTGAAGTTGGACTTAATCTGTATCTGTCCTGTCCGGGACTGGGTAAGAACGCAGCGGCAGGCGTTGGCTATAATTTGTAGCGCTTCCTTATGCTTGACTCTCGGCATGGGGTTCTTCGTGTAGAGTTCTTTCAGCCGGGGGTCAATGTAATACTTCGTTTCACCAGCGTCCCGCAGGATTTCCACAGCCAGGTCAAAGTAACTTTTCCCAGCCGGGGTGTATAGACCCTTGAAATACTCGGAGTCCATGCTTCGGAAAATATCTTGACAGCGAATAATGGCAGTATAGTCATCAGACTCCCACTCGCTGCACCACAGGTGTTGACCCTTAATCCACTCAATTTCCTCGGTATCAGGCAACTGGTAGCCGTAGAAAATATCCATTTCCTGTCCTGTTTCCAAGTAGTTGATAGCGGAATTTGGGTTATCCACGTTAAAATATTTGTCGTAGTTCTTGAGCGTCACGCTGAAATCAATCTGCGGAATATCCGCTCCTATGGGCGATACATAGCTTTCCAGCGTAGAAGCCATCACAGAGTCGTTGTAGTACACCAGGCCGTAGCCAAACCGTATGGAGTAGATACGCAGCCTGCTTTGAGGGTTCAGCATACGGTAAAACCGCAGCGTCAGCCTTACAGTGTTTTCAAAGACCTCCTCGGTAGTAAACTCTGCCTGATTGTTGTCCCGAAACTCTACGGTATGCCCGGTATCGCTGATAATATCAAAGTCAACCGGGTAATTCTCTCCAAAATTGATTGTGATACCCTTAAAGTCCGTAGCCACAGTGTTGAAGTTAATGACAACCTCACAGACCACTTCGGAAATCAGCCTGTCACCGACAAGGCCAGTGTCATAGTAAGCGCCAGAAGCGTTCCTGCGGGGGAGAAAGAACATAGACCCATCCACCCGTGTAAAGTTTTCTTCCAGTGTGGCGTAAATGGTATCATCGTTCTTCTCCCCAAACAGGTTGCTAATGTTGGAATAATATGCAAAGTTCCCCGGCTTGACGTTTGCCTTTGCCTGCAACTCCTGATTGACCATGCCAAAGGAAATCATGATGTATGCCCGTTCACGGAGCGCTTCTTTCATGCTCTTTTTATAAGCGTCAGATACCTTTTGCATTTCATCACTCTCCCACGTCAATCAGGTTCACCCGGCAGTTGCGGTAGTGTGTAGGGTTCTCGTTCCCATCCACATAATAGGGTTCGCCCGTGCGGTCACCAGGGTACATTTTGATTGTGATACGGCTATTTGTTACTGGGTCAGGGAAGGTGACATACACAAAGAAGTGACTCAAGATACTTAATATCTTGCTCCACTGTGCGGCGGTCAACCACGGCCATTCCAGTTCGTTCAGCTTATATTGGTCACGTCCAATCCGCTGTCCTACCACTGTACCGTTAGCGTCACGGCCTGCGTCCACAATGGTTGTCACTATGGGTGCAACACCACGCTTCGGAGGGGGTAACTCATACCCGTTGATTGCGATATAGGCCATTGCTACCACCCTCCTTTACTTCGTGAAGCGGTAACCGTCTGCTTTCTCCTGGGTTACCACTGCGTCCCTAATAACTTTGTTGCCAATCTGCAACTTCGTGTCCTTGTCAGCAATGCGCCGCAACAACTCATTCTGCTCTCGCAGAAGGTCATTCTGACGGGTAGTAGCTTCATACACACCCTCACGCACTCCGTCAACAATATCTTTCCTGCTTCCCGCTTCATCCAGTTCAGCGCTTACCCGGTCACCAATACGCTCCATCCAGGAACTAATATCCTGAACGGTGTACCCATTCCCGGTCTGCACACCTGCGTAAAGCGTATCAGCAGACACAAGCATTGCAGAGATAATACCGTTCGTGCAGGTCACCAACTGATTGTTTACGGACAGCCAATAGCCTGCGAACTGTGCCATACCGTCCACAATGGAACGGTGCATAATCTGTCCCAACTGGGACTTGTTCAGAACCTCGGAACGTCCGTTTACATGACCTACCATTTCCGGGCCAGCTTCACCAGCTACAAACATACTTCCGTGGGCGTTTGCCGTACCGTCTGCGTACTTCGGTATAGCGTTCCAGAACTGGGCTTGCCCGTTGTCGATGAAACCACCCTGCTTAAAGAACTTCCAGCCGTGGCCTGTATCGTAGCCGCCAGAACTCAAGCCAAAGAAGGACTTGATACTGTTCCATCCAGACTTGAACAGGGACACACCTACGGACACGGAATTGCCAACCCAGGAGGACAGAGAGTTCCACCCGGACTTGAACAGGGACACACCTACGGACACCGTATGACTCCCTATCCAGCCGCTTATTGTACTCCATTTAGACTTCGCCAAACTGATAGCTTGAGAAATCACAGGCAAATGACCTATCCAACTGGAAACGCTGCTCCACCCGGACTTTATCAGGCTGATAGCCTGCGACAGTACAGGGATATTACCAATCCAGTTCTTCACGGAAGTCCATCCGCTCTTTATCAGGCTGATACCCTGGGACAGCACGGGAATTGTGCCAATCCAGTTTTTCACCGTAGTCCAGCCAGACTTGATAAGAGAAATCCCTTGCGAAAGAATAGGTATCGTCCCAATCCAGTTCTTCACAGTAGTCCAGCCAGACTTCACCAGTTGGATTGCCTGGTCAAGCGTGGGAATATTCCCTATCCAGCCTTTCACCGTGTTCCACCCGGATTTAATGAGTGCAATGCCCTGGGAGAGAACCGGGATATTACCAATCCAGTTCTTTACCGTTGTCCAGCCGCTCTTGATAAGCTGAATGGCCTGGTCGAGAGTCGGGATATTACCAATCCACTCCTTCACAGTGTTCCAGCCGCTCTTGATAAGCTGAATGGCCTGGTCAAGCGTAGGTATCTTTCCTATCCACGTCTTAACGGTACTCCACCCGGATTTCACCAGTTGGATTGCCTGGTCAAGAGTCGGAATGTTGCCAATCCAGTTCTTTACCGTAGTCCACGCAGACTTCACAAGGGAAATTCCCTGGGAAAGAATGGGAATTTTGCCAATCCAGGAAGAAACCTTAGTCCACCCGGACTTCACAAGGGACACCAGTGCGGACAGGCTTACACCGTCCTTCGATACCCCAGCCCACCATTCTTTGACGTTCTTCCACCAGGTCTTAGCACCATTTATCACACCAACAGCGAACTCAAGAACAGGACTGTCCTCAAACGCTTGCTTGAGCGGAGTGAAGATATGCTCATTGACCCAACTTCCGATTGCCTTAAACGGGGCAAGAATACCTTCCAGTAACCCTTCAATGATATACCCGCCAATTTCCCGCATAACGGTAGACGGACTGTGAATACCGAACAGATTTTTGAACCCTTCTACGAACGGGTCAACAATATGTTCTTTCAGCCATTTCAGCGGGTGCTTGAAAAACTCGGTCACACCCTCGCAGAAACCGTTCCATACGTCACGGCCTGCCTGCTTGATACCCTCCCAAACATCTTCACCAAGAAGGGCATTACAGAACGGGTCAACAATGTTGTCCATGACCCAGCCGCCGATATTAACGAACCCTTGACCAATCGCAGACAGGAGGTTCCCGGCAGTTTCCTTCCAGTCGGCTCCCTTAATGTCCTCGTCCCACCACTTTTTAATGTCATCCGCAATGCTTCCAAAGAAACCGCCAATGAACTGTGCAGCGGAACGAATAGCCGTACCCAGGAAGGTGAACAGGCTTTTAGCCAGCGCCGCCCAGTCAACCCCGGCAAAAGCGTCCTTGATTTTCTGCCAGAGAATTTGACCCAGTTCATGCCAATCGTAGCTATTTAGCCAGTCGGTACACTCGTCAAAGACCCCAATGAAGAAATCGCAAATGCTCTTTGTAACCAGTCCCCAGTCCAGTTCAACCAGGAAACCGATTATCAGGTCAAGTAGGGAAGTGAAGGGCTTTACTGCCAGCCGCCCGACAAAGGTAAAATCAATCTGCTCCAAAGCGGCATTAAGCAGTTCAGCTAAGTGCTTGCCAATCTTGAAGAAATCAATCTCGTCCAGGAAGTAATAGAGGGTCTTAACCACTCCGTCAATTCCCTTACCCAGCTTTGTGCCAATACCCTTCCAATCAATGCTGTCAAAAATCTCGTTGACCTTTGCGCCCAGGAGTCTGCCCAGGCTTTCCCAGTCAGCGTTCTCAAAGGCTTCCCGCAGCTTATCCGCAAAGTCACTGATACTGCTGTCAATAGGAAGTTCCTCAAACATGGAACCATAGTCAGTGCCAGCCCCGCCGCCCGCACCACTGCCAGAACCCGTGTTCGGGTTATCCTGGATAATGTTGAGTTCATCAATGCCTACGGTATAACTCTTGATTTTGTCAGCGGCTTTTTTTGCCGCCTTAGAAGCGTCATCCGCAGCTTCCCCGAAAGAGGTTGCCACCTTCTTTGCCGCCGTGTAGGTGCTTTTACCTGTAATCCTTGCGAACAACTGATTGATAAGATTGAACAGCGTCACAACCTTTTCAATAATAAAGTCAATCGCAGGGGCAAGGGCTTCAATGAGAGGAGCAGCCATAGCGCCCAGGGAGTTTTTCAGATACAGTGCGCTGGTAGCAAGGGAGTCCATGCTTTGAGAGAACGTAGTTCCCATCAACAAACTGTACTGGTAGAGGTTGTTAATACCGTCCTTGAACCCCTGGGTAAGCGCTGCAATCGCCGCCCGGATAGCCCGGTACATAGCGATACGCTTTAAGCTGCTGAATAACCCACCAAGAGCAGAAGTAGTGTGCTTGACGTGTGCCGCCAGTTTTGAACCCAGAGTCACAGGCAGCAGCGCCGCCTTTTTCAGAAGGTTCCCTGCGGCAGAACCCGCAGACTTCATAGCACCGCCCAGCTTCTTCAAGGCTCCTACTCCAACATGGAACCCTTTCTGAAACACGCCGCCAATACCACTCAAGATAGACTTGAGAACATTGGTACGTCCCGTGGCCTGCTGCACAGCGCCAGAATACTGCTGAACCGTACTGGTTGCCTGCTGAACTTGACTGGTAGCAGCCTGCGGAGCGACACCGTTAGCGGCAGCAGCATTAGCCTGATTGACGTTCGGAGTCTGCACAGTCGGTACACTGATATTCACAGTCCCCGCAGCGCTGATACTCTGCAAAGCGTTCCCCAGACGTTCCAGCCTGTCAAGAGCGCTGTCATCCAGATTGTTTGCAGCCTGGGCTATATCGTTAATCCGCTTCGGAATAGAAGCAGAGATTTTTACGTTGCCCGCAGTACCGATAGCCTGTAAGCCTTTTCCCAGCGCTTCCAGCTTATCCACATGGAAATTGCTCAATGCGTTGTTCAACTTCGTCAGCTTATCAGAAACACCGTCCAACCCCTGCAAAGCCTTAGTAGCGTTTTTCAGTTTGCCAAGACTGTTTGCAAGAGCGTCAATGTGTTTAACTCCCTGTTCAGACTTCGCTTCAATTTGAAACTCAAGACCTTCAAGTTCAATCGCCATCGTTCACTTCTCCTCCTTTCTCCCGTTTTCTTTGATTGTCCCGGAAGCGCTTATTGATACTCGCAACCATAGCCCGCATAGCTTCCTTACCCTTTTTAAGCCGCTCCTGCTTGTCACGCTCTTTTGCGGCCTTGCTCTCATTCGTAGTAATCGGAATAGGTGCAGCACGGTAGGGGAAGGGCTTCTTTTGCTTGCTCAAAGCGTTATACACGGGGGAAGCGTCCAACAAGGCTTCGTAGATATATGCACCCTGTAACCAGAGTTCGTAGTTCCTGCGCTCACGGTGGTATTCGTCCATCCTGCGGTAATACAGAGTCATAGCAGCGTCCCCATCCCAGTAATCATGATAGGACATACCCAGACTCATGTAATATGTCAGCGCCAATGATAAAATGAAAGAAAACGCCGAGGAAAAAATGTAGTTTTGTGGCGGAGGAGGCG